TTTAGTTGCTTCATTTCTTGGTTGGTTGTTTGGGTCGTTTTCTTTATCAAATTCATTTTGTGGACCGTTTGTGGTATCAGGAGTTGTACATATTGCTGTTACTGCTAAAATTGTTCCGTTTGGTACAGGTTGAATAGAAAATCCTGTAAAATCTTTGAGTCTATTATTACCAGTTCCGTCATCTTCTATATCAAACCCAAAAGCCTGTTGATCTGTATTTGCTTTTTCAAGCATATTATATGCTATGATATTATCTTCTGAAGAACCATTTATAAGAACATCATTAAGAGTATTTAGTTGAATTTCTTCCATAGTATATTCCCATATTGGTGTGTATGTACTAGAATTAATCAAAACAGAACTTTTTATCTTTGCGTAAAATGTTCTATTGCATTCGGATGGTGAAATGTAATCAGGATCGATACTAACACCATCAACATCAACTAAAATTCCACCATTTTCCTTTGGTTTTACAGACACACCATCATCATCAACTAAAATTCCACCATTTTCCTTTGGTTTTACGGCTAATCCACGAAGTCCCCTAAAACTGTTGCCAGGATTAATCTCTTTTAACTCAAGTCCACTCAGATCATTTCCCTCGTCTTCATATAATAGTACTGATATTCCCGTCCCTCTGTCCCAGTCTGATTGAGTTTCACTTACTCCTCGATATGTAAAGTGAAGTCCGTTATGTATTCTGTTTTTTACTCCACTAACAGTAACATCAATACCATCGTCTTCCACTACAAACAAAGCACAGTTGTATTCATCTAAACCCATACCAGGACTCTTTCCAACACAGCAGTCTTCAAAGTTTATGTCTTTACAATCAATTTCTGGTATTGTTCCGCCTCCCCCGCCAAGGTCATATAAATTATTAGAAAAAGCATCACCTTTCCAATGTGATATTGTCCTTGATCCTAAATCAATAAAAACATCATTTTCATTCATTAAGGAGGTATCAATACTTGTTCCGTCTAAGACAGTAGGGGGATAGTGGAAATTGTCTTCCTCTACTTGTAACCATGTACTTGTATCATTAGGATCAAGATCTGAATTTGTATTAACTCCAAGAAGACCAGTATAAACTTTATTGGCTCTTAATTCTTCAACACAATTAGTAATAAAATTACATTCAATACAATTATCAGTATTAAGATTAAGCAATTCATTGATATATGAACAATTAACAATTTGTTGAACTTTTTGATCTATTTCTTCGTCTGTTATTCCTTCACCATCTTTTCCGGGTGGTCCGGGTGGTCCGGGTGGACCTTGTAAACCACCACCAGAACCAGTCGGACAAACATTTTCTTGTTTTTTGATTACAGTTACATTACAAGGAAAAATAGGTTTACATGAATTTCCAAAATTTGGATCTATAAAAGAATCTAAAGAATAGGCATCATTTACATCATATAATGCTATTTTTTCAACTCTTACATTTGGTGGTAGTTTCAACATAGAACCACCAATATACAGTGCTTCTAATAATTCTCCTTCTTGTGTATCGTTTATACCAAGTAAAGAACGTATTGGTCTTGAATCTGAAACAGAACCAACACCAGACCAACTACTACCATTCCATATTCCCATATGTGATGTATAAACAAGAGGAGAAGAGGACTGTTGTCCTATTCTAAAAAATGTACCACAAACATATAATAGATCTTGATATACTTCAAGATCATATAGTTTTGTTGGATATGGATATCCGTTTATATTTACAGACTGAGAAGGAAATCCTATTCCCACTCTATTCCAAATAACTAAATCTTCAGTAACACCTAAAACACCATCGGGAGAAGGTGCATAAGTTGGATCATAAAAAGCATACAAATTATTTTGATATACGATACATTTGTCGGTATTTAAAAATAGTTTATCATTAAATTTGACAAAATCTTTTACAATAATTTGATTTATGTCTTCATTATGATAAACAATATCAGTTGTTGTTTCTTCCCACTGCTCTGTAACAGAATTCCATATTCCTAGAGGAGTGTCAATATTGTTACCCAAATCACCACATATAAAAAGATTACCGTCTATATTTTTTACATTTGATATCAAATCAAAACCAGGAATTTGTTTGTAGGCATATGTTCCATCTGTTTGTTTATATAAAACAACAATATTGTCTACACTAATTCCATCTGCTCTATCGAAATTTCCTACAATAAAAATATATTCATCATAAACTTCTATTGCTTTTACTGTTGCTTTAGTACCGTTACTGTTTGTTAATCCTGTTCCTATGTTTAACCATTCTTCTCCTGTCCAAATAACGATAGCATTGGCATATATACTGCCAATGCTTGTAAAATCTCCACCTATAAATAATAGATTTTCTACTTGTTTTAATGTATAGATAGAACCATTCGTACTTGCGGTAGAAGATCCTACTTTATAAAAACTTGGCATGTACTTTCCCCTCTTTTATAATTTATTTATAAAAGACTAGAAGCATCATAATTTATAGTTTTATTAGATAAGAATTTGGTTGGTTCTGGTGTTTCTTCTCCTGCTGCTGTAGGCTCTTCACTTGGAGTAGGAATAGCAGATCCGTCTCCTGCAACTTGTCCTGGCATTTGTCCTGTGAACCCTGCTCCTCCCATTTGATCTTCTTGTCCTTGTTGTAATTCTTCCATTTCAAGTTGTTTTTCTTCTTCAATTTGCATATCTATTTCTTCAATTTCTTCATCTGTTTGTCTAAGAATATTTTTTCTTATCCAATAATCAGAAAAGAATTTACCAGAATAATCAGATACTTCACGAAGAACTCTCATTCGGTCTAACATGATCTCAGAATCTTTACTTTCAGCAAAATAAGAATCTGTTGACCAATTGTATCTAATATATTGTCTTATTTCTTCAAATTCTTCTTCTGAAAGAATTTGTTTTGCTAGTATTTGTGTTTTTAGAAAATTAGTTATAAGTTCGCTGAATTTATTTCTAACTTTCTTTATAAATTTAGCATATTTAAGTTCATCTCTATTTATTTCAGAAGAACGTCCCATATTGAAGCCATTGTTGGACTCAAGGCGAGTGATAGGAATATTCAAAGATCTCAAAAGTGCTTTTTGGAAATACAGAACATCTTCCATTTCACCAAGATTTTGACCACCTGGTAAAGTTTCGATTTGTGTCCCGCGTCCACCTTCACGTCGAGGTAGCCAGAAATCTTCCAACATACTCATGTGTCTTCGGTCGTCTCTTATCTCACCTGTTGCTGCGTCATAAACAACCTTATTTCTATAACGATTCATGATATCACGAATGTATTGCTCTGCTTTTACCTTCGGTAGAGAACCAACATCAATATAGAAGATTCTTCTTTCTGGTGCTCGAGACCATCTGTAAATTACAGTAGCATCTTCAACCATTCTCAATTGATTAAGGGGTTTGATTGCTTTGTGTAGATATCCTATTACTCTATTGGTTCTTGCTTCAATCATACCAGATTGAACATAATTTATAGAGTCTGGAGCAATCTTAATTCCAGAATTTGGTGAATCTGGATAATTCACAAGATATGTACTTTTTTGGATTGGATTTTTATCGGTAGGTAGATAAAGATAGTATTCTTCTGTTTTCTTTACAATTTCTACATTACCTACTTTTTCTTTTTCTCTAATTTCTTTTATTTTCTTTATACGAAGAGGATCAATAAGTCTGTATTCTTTTGCACCTTGTTTAGGGTTGTCTTCAAGTATAATATGATAATACAAACGACCATCTATATACCATTTACGGAATATATCTGGTCCTTCTGTGTTAAAATTTAAAAGATATAATACTTTATTAAATTCTTCTGTTATTTTACGACGAACTTGAGAAGACAATCTTGTTAAATCAAGATTTATATCGACAAATTTACCACTTCCATCTTCTGTTATACTCTCATTGACAATATCATCAATTGCTATTTCTACTTCTGCATGTAAAGCCATTTCACGATATTTTCTTATTAAGTCAATATCATTTCTTACTGTACCATCCAGATCAACATAAACACCCTGTAAACCACCGGCCTCAATGATGGTTGATCCATCATCTTGGTCCGGTGGAAACGGTGTCAGGGGTTCTTCAGTTTTTTTTCTTCCAAAAGAAAAACCGAACAATTCAAAAGCCATAATATATTCCTTGAATAATTTTACTTATTAAACTACAAAATCTTTTACTGTAAAGTATGAGTATGCCCATGTTACTGTAAATTCTTGAATAGTATCATTATTATCATATGCAACATCTACAGAACCAACTTCTTTTGGAAATATATGTCTCATTGTGTATTCTCTTGTTGGATTACCCATTCTATTTAGTTGTATAAATTGTGCAGTGAGAGATTTCCATCCAGCATCTTCGCTCGAATAAGTGTCATTCTTATTTGGGGTATTTTCTTCATATTTATTTAAAACAGTAGCGTTCCAACCCTCAAGCATAGCTCTAACTTGTTGTGCTTCATCTGCAAGAATAGTGGTTGTCCAATCTTCAAAGGTTCTATCTCCTGGTACTTTGATTTGACGACCCATATAAGGTGCTATCATTTCGCCTAATGTAGAAGCAGGAAGAACTGTAGATCTTGCGAAAAATTGGAAAGAATTTT